CCAAATGAAATAGCATCCATCATTGTTGATTTTCCTGCACCGTTAGTGCCAATCATTAATGTTGTTTTTGTTTCATCGAGGATTATTTCAGATACTTTATTGCCAGTTGAAAGGAAATTCTTCCATTGAATTTTATTAAAATGAATCACAGGGCAATTGCCTCAACATATATTTCATTTAAAATCTTTTTAACTTCTTCTTCATTGCTGATATTCATTCCATCAACATATTTGTTCAATGTAGTAATAGTGTCCTCTGTGTCAAATTCAACTTGTTCTGTTGATAATAATCCGTGGTCTTCAACTATTGTTAATGTTTCAGATTCACGTTCGATTTTCTCTACTAAAAGATTAAAATGACCAAAGTCTTTTTTATCTGTGACAATCAACTTAACGATTTGTCCTGCGTAGTCTGTTTCTAGTTGGGTTTCTTTCTCTTCTTCATTATAATTAACTTTAACGTGTAATTTATAAGGATTTAATATTTGGTCACATTCGAGTGTTTGAGTGTCGAAAACATGAAAACCCCTATTATCGTTATAATCACTCCAATTAATTTCATAAGTGTTTCCTAAATAATAGATACGACCATCATCAGATTTTGTATGAAAATGTCCAGAATAGACTGTGTGATATCCATGTAAGAATTTAGGTGAACGGGAATGGTACATTGAATTCACGCCTTTGTGCATTTCAAAACCACTCAAATCAAAATGACCAAACGCTATCATAGTTTTAGTATTTTTAATAAATTCTAAAACTTGTTCTTCGTTGTCATTATTAATCCAAGGAATTAAATCAACTTCCCTATCATTGTCTAATGATAAAGTTGTTGGCTTTGAGTAAGCGATGATAGGATTTAGTTTATCATCTCCTATATCAAACAACTCTTCAACAGAATTGACTTCTACCGTGTTCTTGTAATAAGTATCATGATTGCCAACAATAGTATGCATTGTGATACCATTATCAATCATTGGTTGGATAAACTCTTTTCTCATTCGATTAAGAGTATTAAAATTCACATATTTACGTCTATCCATCAAATCGCCACAATGAATAATTGTCTTGATATCGTTTTCTATAAGATATGGGAAGAAAGTGTTTGTCCAGAACTTGTAAAAATAATCAGAAAATGCTATACTATCAGACCTTGCCCCAAAATGGGTGTCTGTTATGATTGCTACCTTCATTTATGTTCCCATAAACAATGTAAGATTATGTTTCTCTTCTTTCTTGGCCTTCTTGGCATCTCGTTTCGCTTTCTTTTCTCTCTCTTTTGTTTCCATATCATCAATAAATTCTTTAATGTGAATATGAAAATCAACAGAACCTCTTTCATTTATGTAATCGAAAGATTCTTTGTCGTGTTCTTGAAGAGAGTCCATTTGTTCAAATCCACCACCATTATCAAAATACTTGTATTTTACATATTGTTGTTTCTTCTCTTTTTGGATGCGTCTTAGAAATGCATAGTAGATAATTTGAGTAAAATAAGCAAAAGGATTATTAGACTTTTCTGGATTAAAATTGTGCATATAAGCAAGGCAATTCTCTAGACCATCAGAAATCATATCATCTTTATAAGTGTAATTAATAAAGTTTGGTCTAAAAGATAGTCTTTGTGCAATTTGTAAGAAACACCTAGCAATATATTCTGTCACATAAGGTTTCACTCTACCTTGTTCTTCAGCTTCTGCAATATCTACTTGGTATTCTATAATAGCTGCTAAGAAATCTTTATTATTGATGTAATGATTTTTATTATCTTTATCTACTGGTTTATCAGCTTTCTTAGGCATATTATATTTCCTTCTTATTATTATGTTTGTATTGGATCTATTATAACATAAAAATGTATCAATGTCAAGCTAAACTATAATTAACATTGAATATACGAGCGAAGCGAGTGTTAAATCGAACGAAGAGAGATTTAACTGGTAGAGTACCAAAGAGATATGTAAGATTATATAAACATTATTTAACAGTATCATTAGTAGTCCAACTCACTACGCTCGTTGGACACTCATTCGCTTCGCTCATTCGTTGTACTATTTATGCTACTACTTTTTACTATATTTCACACGACAAGATTCTAGAGATAGGTTACGGAATCCTATTTGCCGCTAAATGTTAATTCATTTATCTCTACTGGATGTTAATCCCGACACGATTTATTTTAGATATTTATCCCACTATAATGAGAATCAATCTCCAGTCTGCTATAAACACCGTTTATCATTGGGTCTGTTTATAGGTACTCTGGTCACTTCACTTTCGCTACTATCCTAGTTGTTGTCTAGGCAGAACATTTCATAATTTATAGTTTTTTCTTACTTCACTGGTCGACATTATAACATAAAAAAAGTCAAATGTCAAGTTTTTACACAATTATTTTCTGAGTCGGTAAATCCAGAGGACTCATCATATTTTCATAATTCTCAGAGATTTCTTTTTTACATTCTGATATGAATAGAACGTCTTTTATCGAGATATGAAGAACATTATCACCCGAAGCGATTGAGAATGGTAATAATCCCATTTGAGAAGATTTGCCATCTGTAGAGATAACTTGTAAGGTATGTGGATCCTTAATCGTTATTGCCATATTCTCTTGGTTAAGTTCGAGTAGGTCACAAATGATTTCTGTGCCTGTGTGTTTTAAGTGTACGACTGATACGTTCATAATTTAATACTCCTTAGTTTATAATCAAATTTTTCTGTGTTGTAAATTTTAATTCTCTCTATGAAATGTTTCAATGAGAAATTTCTATGTTTCTTCCATGACAGGTCATCGCTTATGTCGAAAAGAGTTGCTTTATCTTTTCCTTCAGCTTTTCGTAACCCGCGACCAACAGATTGTAAATTCCTAATCCTAGACTTTGAGGGATGAGCAAAGATAATGTTATGAAGGTTGCGGATATTGATACCAGTAGAATAAGTACCATACGAGGCCACAATAATAGCGTTTCTAGATTGTTCTGTAATCTTGCGGATTTCCTCACGTTCATCTACTCCTACACTTCCTGATACAAAAAAGATTGGTCTTTCTGGGTCTTGTTTTTTCAAATAATTATATAGGTGTTTTCCGTGTTTCTCTACAAATTGGAAAAGTAATAAAGTGTTATTTGTCCTACTTAATGTTAGATTACAAATAAACTTATTTCTAGAAACGTGTCCAATCAGAAAGTCAATCTCTTCTTGATAGGTCATAGACTTGACAAATTTTCTCTCTTTGTCATCATATTTTAATGTTATTGCCTCAATGTGTAGTTTAGCAATTGTGTCACTGTCCATTAATTCTTTAGTTGTAATTACTTTCTTCACTGAACCAAACAAACCTTCAAGGACTAATTTATGTGTAGTTGTACCATCTAATGTACCAGTGAATCCAAACTTATATGGACAATTTGTCATTTTTGTCATAATAGAAGTTAATGACTTTGATTTGAATCCATGTGCTTCGTCACCAATTGCACAACCAAACTGTTGAAAGAATGTTTTTTTCAATTTATAGATTGATTGCCAAGTTGTTATGACTATTTGTTTATCTGTCTCTTTCTCTTTACCTGAATAAATTCTATGTACATTGTCTTCTGAGAACGTTGGATTTATTTCAGAAGCATAATCTTTGAAGTCTTTGTATAATTGTTCAACTAATGAAGTAGTCGGTACAATGATTAGAATTTTTCTATCTATCTTTCTAATGTAGTATTGTGCTAAAGAATAAATCATAAATGACTTACCGCTTGAAGTTGGTGACAACAATAAGGATCTGTCTTCGGAGATTGCGTGATTAACCGCTTTTATTTGATAGTCGTAGGGTACTATGGGTTTGCCAGAAACGTTCGGTTTTAGTGAACCTACGAACGCCTGTGTCGTTTTAAAGTCTTCTACGTTCTTTTTATCGGGGTATTCTATCGTTAAATCTCTTCTTTTTGCGAATTCAATAATGTAACTTAAAAGACCAACATACACTTCACCACCGAATACATTATATAAACGTATCTTACCATCCCATTGTCTTGCACGAAAACTTGGCATAAATTTATGCCCTGGTACCTCAAAAGTAAAGAAGTCGGATAGCTCTTGGGCAATTCCCATATCACACTCTACATTTAAAAATACGTCATCTTTCTTGTGTACTACTATATCACTCATTATATACTATACTTCGCCTTGTGTAAATTTTAGAAAATCAATGGCATTTTTAATTGCGAATCCTCGAACAGTAAACATTTTACATATCTCTTCTAAATAATTTACCATTTCTTCTTGTAGTGCAACCTTTGCTTCGGATTCTACCACCATTGGGTCTATCCGAACATACTCTTTAACTTCTCTGTCTTTTAATATGTATTCATATGGGTCTGGATCATTACCATTATAAAAGTTAGTTCTACCTAACGATATTCTATATAGTTCTGTTTTTAATTTCCTCAATTTCAAACGTTCGCGTAAAAGTAGTTTTAAATACTTATTATGTTTGTTTGGAGTAGCGAGAGATTCTTTTGCTAATAAAGTTTCATCAATATAAAGGTCTTTATCTACCTGTGCTTCAAGTTGTTCTATTTTCATAGATACATTATATCATACTATAGGGCAAAAGTCAAGTTTTTTATCAATTATTTTGTCATTGACATATGTGTGAATTGGAAAGTTGCATCAGTCAACAACTCTTCAGCAGATTCATTATTAAATGCTAAATCTCCTAAGTTAGTAGGAAATAGACCATGGAATGTAAATTTTACATTTGATGGATTTTTGTTATTTGTTAAAATGTGTAAAGTAGCATCAACCATAAGATGACTCTCAGAAACTCGTTTTGAAGTGTCTGCCCCACCAGACCTCTGGAACCAAGAATACAATTCAAAATAATTATCAAAAGATTCATCTACAAGAAATGTTATAGTGAATGGAGAATTTGTAATTGTTGTCGCAGGTATATAGGTATTACCATGAAGTGGGTTTGGAATAGGAATCTCATTTACAATTATACTAGGAACGTTACAAGATGTTACCCAAAATACAACACCCGGCAAGTTATTAATCTCTAATTTATAATTAGTTCCCTTTGATAAATTTATCGAATTTGGTTTAGTTCTTGCAGTCATACAACTATTTATAAGACGAAAAAAAAGCACCCCGGAGGGTGCTTTAACGGTTTTCCCAAGGTAGGGGAAACTATTTTTGCTTTCTTATTACAGGTTAGTTACAGTGAACTTTCTGAAGTAAGGATTAGTACCAGCAGTACCAGCAGCAAATGGGTTATGAGTAATTCCATAACGAGTCTTGAATCCAAGACGTGGTTGGAAGTCTTCTTCACCAATTGATTTCATCATTTGTAAAGGAACGTATGGACAGTAGAACATACCAGCATCATACATATTTGCACCTTTAAAACCTACAACAACTGTATCAGTCGCCGCAAATTGGTCAATGAATACTTTATATTTACCACCTAAAGTACCAGCAAATACAGAGTTCGCAACGTCAGGTTGATTATCACCAACTGTCATATTAGGAACTGCCATAGTAGAAACCATATCAAGAGCAGACGCAACGTCAGCAGATACGATTAACCAATTACCACGACCACGACCAGTGTTCTTAGAAATTAAGTTAGCTTCTTTGTTGATTTGAACTAAAAGTGACTTATAACGTTCACCACCCCAACGAGCACCAGCATTATCAGCTGCATCTGCAAGATCGAAAGTTCCTGCAGTTGTAGTACCTGTAGCCGCACCTGCAACTGCCTGTGTTGAAATAGTACCAATGATTTCACGATTGATTTCTGCAAGAATCTCACCAGAAAGGATATTTGATAATTCAGACTCAGCGTCTAAACCATGAATAGCCTTAAGGTCTTGAGCAAGTTCAAGTGAGTATTTTGCTTTAAGAGCTTTAGTCTTAGCAGTAACACTTGATTTTGCAATTGAGAAAGACATCTCAGCGTAAGTAGTAGAACCACCACCGAATCCGCCTAAAGCCTCACCTTGTGCAGTTGTCATTGCATCAGCAGTACCATCGTCACCAGCGAAGTCCGTATTAGGAGCTCCTGCAGGTGTAGTTAATGCTTCAGCGCCCGTAGAAGCTTCACCTGTGTAATGAGATTTCATTGCAAAGATTAATCCTGTAGGACCTGACATTGGCTGTACACCAATTGTGTCGTATGCCATTAATTGTGGCATTGTACGACGTACTAATGAAATTAGGATTGGATCCCAATTGTCGACGTTAGCACCCGTTACGTTAGCTTCATCCAAAGCTGTTTGTTGATTTTCTAAAAGACGAAGTGTAATTGCACGTTTTGTAGCATCTTTAATTGCAGGTACATCTGCGTGCTCCATAACTGGCTGCCACTTATCTTTAATTTCTTCTGATAAAAACATTTTGTTTTCTCCTTATTAAGTATAAATGTTAAGCGCCTAAAACGCTTGTTTCTTTTGATTGTGAAAGTGAAGCAATGATGCGTTTCATAGACTCGCTCATTTCTTCTTCATCGGCTTTCACTTCGGTTTTACCCTCAGCAATTACTTCTTCTTTCTTTTCTTCTGAAGGAAAATAAGTCTCCTTCAAAGTTACTAACTTTTCAGTATATGAATCAGTGTCTTCAAATACAACACCTTCAGCGAGTGAAGAAAGTTTTTCAACTTGTGTCATAGTCAAATCTTCAGATACAGTACCGAAAATTTCTTTAGCAGTTGCAACATTTAATGCTGAACGTGCTTCAATATTTTTATTGATTTCAACGTCTAATTCTTCCTTAAGACCAGCAATTTCACTTGCTTGTTCATCAACAACATTAAATTTGTCCTCTGGGACATCAATGTAGTTTTCAGTGAATAACGTTTTCATTCCGTCAACAAAACCTTCTAAGATTTCATTTTTCAGACCATTCGTAACAGCAAGTTTATTTGTTTCAACCCACTCATTAACCATGTAGTCTAAATAACCATCTAATTTAGATGTGATATCTTCAAGTAAAGAATCAGTTTTAGCAGTTAATTCTGCTTCCATCTTCTCTTCAATTTGAGCAAGGTTTTCTTTAACTTTTGCTTTTACAGCAGTTTCGAATACTAAGGTAGTACGCGCTTTAAAGTCTTCAGTTAATTCTTGGCCGTCAAATAATGCGTCCATGTCTTCCTTAACATCTACTTCTAACTCTACTTCCTCTGTCTTCATTTCTTTCTTGTCGTTCGTAGTTTCTTCAACAACTGTATCTTCCGTGACCTCTTCTGATACAACGTCAGAAGCAGACATTTCTGTCTTCTTCGTTTCGCTAATACCAGTAGCAGAGTCTTTGTCCTCAACAACATTGTCAGACTCTTCAGCAACCATTTCAAGGTCTCCAGATTCTAATAATGCGTCAAGTTCAGATACGTCAATTGAAGTATCAGAGTCAGCATTCTCAGAAATGTAAAACTTCTGTGCCTCGTCTAAAACTAACATCTCGCCAGTTTCTGTTTTTAACTTCATCTTAGGTTCTCCTAATTATTTTGATTATAATCTTAAATTAGTTTTTTATCTAATTACTACTATTATTTATAAAACTAATATCTTTAACAAACAACAATTTACTACAATTTACTGATAAAATCACTGAAAATTCGTGCTTCTAAACCAGTTAAACGATTTTTTGACGTTTTTTCAATTACATTTTTCATGGCTGCAATTTCTTGTTCTTTGATAATCCCGTTGTCCCAAATCCATTCTTTCCCTTCCATGATGCCATTTACAAATGCATCGGGAGCAGATGGATCTGCTACAATATCTGCGGCAGTAGCAAGGTAAAAATCACTTTGCACTTCCTGAATTCCTTTCTTATTTGCCTTTAACGTTCCCATACCTCTTGATGATACACCAAGTTGTGCGCCTTCGTTAATCAAATTTCTTACAATATTTCCGTGAGGAGTGTTTGTAACTTTTGCCTTACCTATATAATTACTTCCTTCTTTAACCAAAGATGTAATCATATGTGATACTCTATCTAGATTGATTGTTGGACCATCTGGATGACCTAACTCACCAAATGCTCTTTTCTTATCAATGTAAGTTTGAGTATAACGTTTAACTTCGTTCTCCATAATCGCACCGGGATATACTCGACCGTTGCGATTCTTTAAATCTGCTTGTAAAAATACACCTTCAATATAAAGGTCTTTACCCTTTCCTTCGGTGATATAATTTACATCTTCATTAATTTCTGAAATTAGTCTCATGTCATTCTCCTATTTCGTGAATTTAGACCTAGCATGTCCGAAAGCCTTATCTGCCATTTTCATTTTATGACCATATTTCTTTTTACGTTTTTTAGTTTGCTTCTTTAATTTAATCCTAGTGCCGCCTTTCTTTCTGTCTTGTTTGGCTTTAAGTTTTTTGCCTCTGTCTTTAAATTTACTTAAATCTTTATTACGTTGCATCTTCTTGCGTTTCATTTTATTCATCGCTTTGAAGCCTTCGAGTGACATGAACTCCTCAACAGTAATTCCTTCAGGAATATCTTCAAATAAATCTTGGTCTTCTATAGAAAGGTCATTCCACTCTTCCTCAGTAAATTCTACGTATTCAGTAACGTATTCAAAATCATCTAATTCTTCTCTTAGTTGTTTGTAGGTTTTCATATTAGTCTTCTTCGTCGTCTGCTTCCCATCCAGCATCAATTGCGTCATAGAATTCTTTTTTCTTTTTGTCATCTAATTCTGATGCGGACTTAACGCCAAATTTCTTTAACATACCATTAAAGAACTTTTGATACGCTTCTTTATCACCCGTATGAGTTTCTTCTTCAAATTCAACTTCTTCTTTAGCAAACATTGTTTTAGCAATCTTTTCTTTCATTGAACTCAATCTATCAGCAACTCTATTTGATAATTCATCTGTAAATGTATTTTTGAACTCGGTAGCTTTACCGTTTCTTACATATCCAATTAACTTTTCTAAATTACTCATTCTTTATCTCCTAATAAAGGTCATCAGATTCACCGTCTTCGTCTTCGGTGCGTCCTGCCTTTTCTTGTTCCATTGTTTTGTCCATTGCTTCAATTTCATCATCTGTTTGCATAAGAATGTTCTTTCTTACCCATTCGATAGAATAATATCGACCAATCATTTCTCCTTGAGAAATAGTATCTAATATTTCAATACGTTGATTTAACATTTCTAGTTTCTTTATTTCACTAAAGTAACCGTCATCTGCAAATACAAAATCAATGTTTTCTTTATAAGAATTCCATTCACTGCTACTTATAATACCTTTAGCAACCAATTGTGTTCTTAAAAGAGTATAAAATAAATCAGAGAAACGTTTTCTTAATTTAGAAACGAATTTAGTAAATTTGATTTCATCTCTACTAATCTCTCCGCCACGTGAGAATCCCCACGTTTGTTCTTGTTCCATTCTTGATGGTGGTACATGTAACGATTGATATACTTTCTTTTGAAAATACATTACGTCATCCATATCACCTAGATTTTGTCCGCCTGGCAATGTAGTAACTTCAGTACCACGACCACCCTCTTTTCTAGGTAACCAAAAATCTTCCATCATAGACATAGTATTCTTACCGTCTTTGACTTTACCTGTAGTCGCATCATAAACCATTTTGTTTTTAAACTTGTTCATGATGTTTCTTAGATATTGTTCAGCCTTTGTCTTAGGTAGATTACCAACATCAATATAGAACACCCGTCTTTCTGGTGCTCTTGTAATTCTGTAAATCACCATCGCATCTTCTAACATACGAAGTTGATTAATAGGTTTCATAGCTTTATGTAAATAAGACAATGTGACTTCTTTATCACTGTCAAATATACCACTGTCTGAAACTGCAATAGATTCGTCAGCGACTCTTAACGATTGAGTTCCTTGAACTGTTTCGTTTGTATAAACCCAATACTCATCGACATTCTTAATAACTTCAATGCCGTTTTTATCTTTACCTTTTGTTACTTCTTTTACTTTCTTGATATTCATGGAGTCAATATATCTTAACTCTTTTATACCCTTTTTGACATTATCTTTGTCAAAAATTATATGATAGTGGATTGCACCATCAACGTACCAACGCTTAAAAATATCTGGACCAGAATTATTAAATTCTAGTTTTTTAGTAATATGAGCAAATTCCTCTAAAATTACTTTCTTGATATTATCTGACACCTTTAGTTTATCTAAATGAATCAGTACCGCGTCCTTATATGGATCTAATACAATCGCTTCATTAACAACATCATCGATAGCAAGTTCTGCTTCGGGATTTTGTGAAGTGTTTCTGTATTGCCCAATCAAATCTTTCTGGTTTTTGAAAGATACGTCAAAATTGGTGGAGAAGGCGTTTATTCCTCCTCCGTTGATAACTGTGGAACCATCGTCAAAACCTGGTGGAACAAAAGAGTTATCCCCTTTGTCCACCGTTGAAGAACCTAATTGTTTTTCAATTTTATAACCAAATAGTTCCATAGTATATCCTAACTGTTTTTATTATTATAACAATATTTATAACAGCTATTTAAACACCACTAGAATATGTAACACTGAATGTTACAGTATATTCTTGAATAGTATCAGCAGTTTCCCAACTTAAATCGATAGCACCGATTTCAGAAGGCCACCCAGTCATCATAACTGGAACAGAAGCACCACCGTCTCTTTTCATTGG